CCGCCCCTTTCTTCTTTTTTTCGGGGTTAAGAAAAACTCCGAAAAAAAGAAGAAAGGGGCGGGGATAATGGAAAAAACCAAAGAAAACACCAAAGAAGCCAGAGTAAAAAAAGAAAAGAGCCGGCTTAAAAATCTGTTTAAGGATTTGGAGCCGAACAAACTCAAGACCTGCCGGGCACTCATCGACCGGGCGGCGTTTATTACCGTCAGCCTTGAGGACTTGGAGGAACAGCTCAACGAGGTCGGTTTTACTGAATACTACCAGAACGGCGACAAGCAAAGCGGGTGGAAGAAATCCGCCGCCGCTGATGTTCATATATCCCTGACGAAGAACCTCAACACCATCATAAAGCAGTTGCTTGAGTTGGTGCCGCCTGCTCAGAAAAAGAGCAAGCTCGACGAGCTGATGAGAAAATGACACCCTATGCCAATTACATACAAGAGTATTACCACAAGATAAAAACCGGCGAGATTGTCGTCGGCAAGTGGATAAAGGCACTCTATGAGAAGGTCACTGCGGATCTCCGCGATGGCCTTTTTTATTTCGAAGCAAAGAAGGCAAACCGCGCCATTGAGTTTGTCGAGACATTCTGCCATCACTGCGAGGGACGGAATGACCTCATAAAATTGGAACTTTGGCAGAAGGCCACCGTTTCCCTCATCTTCGGCATTGTAGACGAGAGCGGGCTCCGCGTATTCCGTGAGGTTTTCCTCGTCATGGGACGCAAGAACGGCAAGAGCCTGCTTGCCTCCGCGATTATCGCCTATGTGAAATACCTCGACGGAGAATATGGCGCGAAAATATACTGCCTTGCCCCGAAACTGGAGCAGGCATCCATCGTGTTCGAGAATTTCCACCGCATGGTGATGGCCGAGCCGGAGCTTGCGGCGCTCGTAATAAAACGGCGCTCCGACATCTACATGGAGACCACGAACAGCGTCACAAAGCCGCTTGCCTTCAACGCGAAAAAGTCGGACGGTTTCAACCCGCATCTGGCCGTCTGCGACGAAATCGCAAGCTGGCCGGCAGAACAGGGACGCAAGCAGTATGAGGTTATGAAATCCGCGCTTGGCGCCCGGAAACAGCCCATCATTTTAAGCATATCCACCGCCGGTTATGTGAATGACGGCCCATACGACGAGTTAATGATGCGCGGCACCGCATGGCTTTTGAATAACAGCGAGGAGCGGCGCCTGCTGCCCATCCTTTACATCATCGACGATATAAACAAGTGGGACGACATCGAGGAGCTCAAGAAATCCAACCCCAACATGGGCGTGAGTGTGTCCGAGGACTTTTTCCTCGAAGAAATCGCCATCGCCCGGAACAGTCTCAGCAAACGGGCGGAGTTCCTGACCAAATACTGCAACATCAAGCAGAGCTCCACGCAGGCGTGGCTCCCTCATGAGGTAGTGGACGCGGTCTGCGGCGATGAGTACAGCCTTGAGGATTTCCGCAGCACTTATTGTGTCGGCGGCATTGACCTATCTCAGACGACAGACCTCACGGCCTGTTGCGTGGTCATAGAACGCGGCGGGGAGCTTTACACCTTCGCCCGGTTCTTTATGCCTGAGAACAAAATCGACGAGCTCCAAGCCGCCGAGGGCGTCCCTTATAGGCTTTATGTGTCCGCCGGATTGATACAGCCGAGCGGGGAGAACTTCGTCGATTATAACGATTGTTTCGAGTGGTTCAGGATGTTGGTCGAAGAATACGAAATCCTCCCGTTACAGGTCGGTTATGACCGTTACTCCGCTCAGTATCTTGTGCAGCAGATGGAGCAGTACGGTTTTCACATGGATGATGTCTACCAAGGGGAAAACCTCACGCCGGTAATTCACGAATGTGAGGGATTGCTCAGAGACAAGACCCTCAAGCTCGGAAAAAACAATCTTTTGAAAGCTCATTTTCTCAATGTGGGCATGAAACAGAACGACGAAAATCGCAAGGTTCGCCCGGTGAAGATAGACACCCGGTGCCATATAGACGGCTTCGTCGCTGTTATCGACGCGCTGACCGTTCGCCAGAAATGGAATGACAGCATCGGCGAACAGCTCAAGAATAACGAATAGAGGAGGAGAGTATGGGAGCCTTTGACTTTCTTTTTAAGCGCCCGAAGGTAGAAAAACAGGTGAACGGGTATTTTCAGATGTTGGACGGGTACACCCCGGTGTTTACCACCTATGACGGGGGCGTTTACGAAATGGAATTGACCCGCGCCTGCATTCACACCTTCGCAAATCACAGCAGCAAATTGAAACCGAATGTGCAGGGCGCAGATGTGCGAGGCGTGGCCGCGCTGCTTGACGGCAGACCCAACCCCTTTATGACCTCCGCGCAGTTCGCGTACAAGGTCGCGACGCTTTATGACGCGAAAAACACCTGTTTTATTGCCCCAATTTTGGATGAGCTCGACCGGCTCACAGGCTATTACCCGGTAAACGCGGCTCAGACTGAAATCGTTGACATCAATGGCGTTCCCTATCTCCGTTATACATTCAGGAACGGGAAAAAGGCTGCCGTCGAACTTTCCCGCTGCGGCGTGGTGAGTAAATACCTTTACAACAGCGATATTGTCGGCGAGAACAACCAGGCATTACAGCCCACCCTGCAGCTTTTGACCACACAGAACCAAGGCATAGCGGAGGGCATAAAAAACAGTGCGAGTTTTCGGTTTATGGCCGTGGTGAACAATTTCTCCAAGGGCAAAGACCTTGCAAAAGAGCGTAAAAGTTGGGTAGAGGAGAACCTCGGCAATGACGCCGGAGGCCTCGCGCTGTTCCCCAACAATTACACCAATGTGCAGCAGATACAGAGCACGGCGAAAATTGTTGACCCGGAACAGATGAACCTCATCCAGACCCGTGTCCTTAATTATTTCGGGTGCAATGAGGAGGTTCTCCAAAATAAGACCGTCGGCGATGAGTGGAGCGCCTACTATGAGGGCAAAATCGAGCCTTTCGCCTTGCAACTGTCGCAGGCCATGACCTGCATGACCTTTACACCGCAGGAACGCAAGCGCGGCAACGCCATTGTATGGAGCGCGAACCGCCTCCAGTACATGACCAATGCAAGCAAGTTGCAGGTTAGCTCTCAGATGTTCGACCGTGGCATTTTGAGTATTAACGATGTCATGGATATATGGAACCTGCCCCATGTCCCCGACGGCGACAAGCGCTATATTCGCAAAGAGTACACCGAAATAAGCCAGCTCGACCAAGTGGCGAAGCTCCAGAGCGAGCTCAAGGCCGCCGAGGCGCAGCTGGCTTTGAGTATTCAGCCGAAACAGGAAGAAGACCCGCCCGACGGCGGGGAAGGTGAACCCAAAGAGGAGGGCGGAGCCAATGACACCGAATGACCGCATTAAATTTAAAAACATGGCACAGGAAAGGGCGATTTTGCTCACTCCCGTGACCGAGGGCGCGAAGCGTTTCGATACTGCGAGATATGTCGAGGGCTACGCCGCCAAGTATGAAAAGTATCTCCTTTGGGATGATGGGGATTACGGCAAGACATATGAGCGGTTCGCCCCCGGCTGCTTCAATAACACCGATATGTCCGATGTAATAATGCAGTTTGACCATGCGGGGCGCGTCTTTGCCCGCATCACAAACGACACCCTTCTTGTGGAGGCGGACGATGTCGGCCTGTTCATGGCCGCAGACCTTGATAAAACCGAGCTCGCTCGCGGCCTTTATGAAGATATTGACGCGGGCATGATTACAAAAATGTCGTGGCGTTTCAAGGTCGGAAAATACTATGTGGAGCGGGAGGAAGGCTCCCGCGATTGCACCATCGTACACACCGAAATCCCAAAAATATATGATGTTTCGGCCGTGTCTATCCCTGCAAACAACGATACAGAAATCAACGCTCGTGATTTCGTCCACGGAGTGATGGCCGAAATCGCCCGGAGTGAGGCAGAGCTTGAGGAGAGGCGCAGAAAACTGCGGCTCGCTATAAAAATTCAGGAGGTCATTTAATCAATGAGACTTGAAGAAATCAACGCCAGACTTGCAGCCATCCAGACCGAGATTGACGCCGCCACCGGCGAACAGCTCACCGCTCTGGAGGCCGAGGTCGAAGCCCTGACCGCAGAGCGTCAGCAGATTATGAACGACATTCAGACCCGCCAGCAGCTCCGCGCAAGCGTGGCCGCCGGTCTCGTCGGTACTGTCGTAGAAACCCACGAGGAGGTTAACACCATGCCCAATACCAACACTTTCACCCTCGCGTCCGAGGAGTATCGCAGCGCGTTTCTCAAGCACCTGCGCCGTGAGGATATGACCGACATCGAGCGCCGCGCCTTTACTTTCCTGACCACCACCACCGCCGCGCCTCTGCCTGAGGTAATGCAGAACCGCATTATTGACCACATCACCGAGGCGCATCCCATTGTGGGCGATGTCTACCGCATGAACTCCGGTTCTGCAATCAGCATCCCTGTTGCTAAGAGCATTACCGCCGACGCAGGCAAGACCGAGGAAGGCGCAGCAGCTAACGAGCTCAACATCACTTTCACCGATGTGACCCTGTCCGGCGACGATTTCACCGCAAATGTGAATATGTCCTACAAGATGGTTCACATGGCAATTCCCGCATTCGAGGATTACCTCGTCGCAATCATCGCCGACCGCCTCGGCGCAAAGCTCGCCGCCGATATTGTCACCAATATCAAGGCACAGATGGCAGCAGCTAACAAGATTTCCACCGGCGTCAATTACGCCAACATCTGCGCGGGTTTCGGCGAGCTGAAGCGCGTCGGCAAGGTAGTTGTATATGGAACCCGCAAGGGCGTATATAACAAGCTCGTCGGCATGGTAGACAGCAACAAGCGTCCCATCTTCATGCAGGCCATCACCGCAGAGGCCGCCGGTCACATCCTCGGCGCGACCATCAAGTTCGAGGACGCCGTCGCCGACACCGAGCTGCTCATCGGCGACCCCCTCAAGTATGTGCAGAATGTCGTCGCCCCTGTCATTATTGAACAGGACAAGGACCTCGGCACTCACAAGGTCGTATATTCCGGCTACACCTGCCAGCAGGGCGCGCTGACCGACGACAAGGCATTTGCACTTGTCGCCGAGGCCGCAGGCTGATAATGCACCAAACGGCGGGGCGTAACTGCCCCGCCTATCTTGACCCAGAGAGGAGGAGCGCCGCATGGAGAAGCTGCTCGCCAAAGTAAAATTGAGCCTCAGACGGAGCCACAACAAACTCGACGAGGATTTGAAAGACCAGATTAACGCCTGTCTCGCAGACCTCAAGACCGTGGGCATCGTTGAGGCAAAGCTGACAATATCCGAGGATATGGACGCGCTCATCGTGAACGCCGTCAAGCTCTATTGCAAGGCCGAGAACGCCGACGACCCCGCCAAGGGCGCGGAGTATTTGCGCCGCTATGAGGCGCTCAAATCCTGTCTGATGATGGCGGAGGGCTACGGTTGGGAGGATGCGCCCGATGAGTGAAATCCTCACCCTTGTGCATCGTTTTCAGGGCGTCGATGAATACGGCGACCCGGAAATCACCGAAACCGCCCGCGAGGTTTTTTGCCGGGAGGCAAGCATCGGGCAGAAAGAATTTTACCAAGCTCACGCCACCGGCTTGCAGCCTGAGATAAAGCTCATTCTTTCCGATTATCTCGACTATCAGGGCGAACAGTTCGCGAGGTACACCCCGAAGGGACAGACCGAGGCGCAGCTTTACCGGGTATTGAGAACCTATCGAACAGGCATCGAGCTTGAGCTCGTTTGTTATAGGGAGGTAAACCCCGGATGAGCGCCCCGAAATCTGTTGTCCGTTTCAGGAAGGGCGGCGTCGAGTACACAAGCAGCGTGGACTTCGCCGCTTATACCATCGTCGAACTGAGCCGCGCCGCAATGCGCGATGTCGGGAAATTCCTCGCACGGGAGGCCAACAGCAAAGCGATGAAACTCCCCGGATTGAAGAAAAGCCGCCGCGTTCGCGGCCGTACATCGACATTCTTGTATCAGGTGCCGTGGGCGGCCTCCGGTCTCCCCCATTTAGAGGTCGGCGTCATACATAACACATGGTATGGCGTGGAACAGGAAACCGGCAGCAGTAAAATGCCGAAACACGGGTTCCTCAGAAATTCGGCGCAGGAAAACATCGCGAAAATCGTTGAGATTGAGAGCAAATATCTTTCAGCCTTGGAGGATGAGGCGCGGGCGCTCGCGCTCATCGACGAGGGGGAATATAAGGGAGGGGCAGACGACTAAATGAACAAGACCAAGACCTTGAGGCGGCTCATAAATGGGCGGCTCCAAACCGTCGCGGGCGGCACCTATCACAGGGCTGCACCAAAGGACGCCCCTTTTCCTTATAAGGTTTTCGCGCTGTCGAGCGTCAGTTTTACAGACGCCCGCGACGACCTCATCCTCGATGTTGACATCTGGGACCGTTCCCTCGACCCTAAAACGGCGGAGGACATGGCCGACGAGGTCGAGGCGCTTTTTGACGCCGCGAACCTGCCCGCGCCCCCGCTTTTCCCGACCTTTTACCGGGACGCCCGTTTTTTCCTCGACGACCCGGACAAAAATCTGCAACATCTACAACTGCGCTTTATTGTGCAGCTCTATGAGGAGGATTAAAAATGGCTAACACCTACACCGGCGCCCCCTATGTCACCGCCGAGGATTTCCGTTATGTGAAACTCGTCGGCAGAACCAAGGGCGGCAAGGCCGTGCAGATTGAGCTTGAAAAAGCCTTTTGCACTTCAAACCCCGACTGGACTTTTGAAGAAAAGAACGACACCACGGCGCAGGTCGTTTTTGAAGGTGCCTACGACGACGCAAAACTCGCCGCAGACGACCGCACCGAGCCTTGGAAACTGACCATTGACGGCGTCGAAGCCGGAAACGGTGAGATTGTTATCGGTGTCGGCAAGTTCTACATCGGCACCACCAAGGAAGACGCCGAATATGTCGGTCTGACACGCGGCGGCGGTTCCTTTGTCGTCGAGCGCGAGTTCCGCGAAATCAACGCCGACGGGGACCCCGGCCTCGTTGCCGGCCGCATCGAGAAGGAAATGGCGCGCCCCAAACTGACCTTGAACGCCCTCCAGTGGTTGACCAAGGTCAATAAGCTGTATAGCTGCATGAAGGCGACCACGGAATAACAAACATATAGGGCGGCACTCTGGCCGCCCTTATTTCTTTATCATCGGAGGAGATTAAAAAAATGAGAAAACTCAAAACCGCCGACATCCCCGCATTTTGCCGGGGTATAAAAAAACTCGGTCTCAAAGACCAGATAAAAGCCATCGCCCAGAAGGCCAACACCGCCGCCGATGTGTGGGATTTCGGGTTTGATTTCATGTGGGAAATCTTCGACATCGCCACCGAACAGCACGGCGAGGCCGTGATTTATGAGGTTCTCGCGGGGCCTTTTGAAATGACCCCGGAGCAGGTGGCAGACCTCGACCTTGAGACGCTGTTCGCCAATATCAAACAGCTTGCCGGGGAGAACAATCTCGCCGGTTTTTTCAAATCTGCGGCAGCCTCGATGAGATAGAAATCATCGACCTGTTGCTACACCGATATAACAACATTGACTATGTTCTGAATACTGACATCGAGACAGGTCTCGCCATAATTGCCAAGGCAAGGGAAAAGGACAGGGAGGAACGCATTTTTCAGCAATGGGTTGTACAGCTCCCCCTGATGGACGAGAAGCATTTTGTCAGCTTTTCAGATTACAAGGATAAACTGACAGGTGCCAACATCGACACCCGCTCCGTGGCGGCGATAGAGGCAGACCTGGCCAACGCTGAGAGGGAACTCCAGAAGGGAGGCGGTTTATAATGGCCCTCGAAATCTTCCGTCTCGTCGGTTCTGTGTTCGTGGACACCGACAAGGCGCAGAAATCCCTCCAAAAAACCGATAAGAACGCCGAGGGGCTCGGCTCGAAGCTGCTCGCGGCGGGCAAAAAGGCGGGCAAATTCGCTCTCGCTGTTGGCGCGGCAGCGGTAACAGCGGGGACGGCCATCGTTGCCCTGACTGAGACGACCCGCGAATATCGCACGGAACAGGCCAAACTCCAGACAGCTTTCGAAACGCAGAACTTTTCCGCGCAGGCAGCCCGCAAGACCTACGAGGCATTAAATGGCGTTTTAGGCGACAGCGGGCAGGCCGTAGAGGCGGCGAGCCACCTCGCACAGCTCGCAAGCACCGAGGAGGAGCTGGCCAAATGGACGGACATCTGCACCGGCGTTTATGCGACCTTCGGCGATAGCCTCCCCATTGAG